CTCATTCTCATGTGTCTCTGGAGAAATAGATGGATATTTAACCTTACCTTTTTTTGGACACATTTGTAGAATTAATCCGATTTCCATAACTTGCTGTTGAGCTTCAGTCTCTCTACAGAACTTATCTAGAGCAGCCTTTGAAGAACGCTCATCAAGCAGTTTAAATTGCTTATTTAGATAGTAAAAAATACGTGGGCTTGCTACTCCAACATGATCATATGCATAATCCCAACATAGTTTTTGCCAAAGCTCTAATCCACCGGATGTAATGAAATCTGATGTAAAATGCATAAGCTTTCCTGTTGCCACGGGTCCAGTTTCACCAATGACTTGTAAGAAGTTTCGGGACAGGTCCTTAAGAAGGTAACCTTTTCTGGTTAGGGTATTTGGCGGTGGTTCTACATATTCAGCCATATGCTTTATTAATCTTGATTTTCTTTATGCACCTTTGAATAATTCAATTGTGCATAAAAAATATGTATATTTTATTTCTATAATTCTATAATTCTATAATTCTATAATTCTATAATTCTATAATTCTATAATTCTATATTTAATACAACTCATTACGATTTTTACGTTGTGTCCATAATGCATCAGGATCTTCCTCTTCCTCTTCCTCTTCTGACTCGGCATCGGCATTCACATCATAGTTATCAGGACCATCTGAATATGAAGAATTATCACTTTCATGGCATCCAATATCACACTCTTTATCATCATCGCTATCAGTACGTTTCTTTGGAATAACTCCTTTACTTACCTTAACAATTTTAACTTCATTTAGTTTTTCTTGCAATCGTCTTTTCTCTTCCTCTTCTTCTGCTGCTTTCTTTGCTTTCTCTTCATTTTCTTTTACCTGTTCGGCCCAATTTGCGGCAAGAGATGCATATGTTATACGTCCTTTTGGTTGCTGTTGTGGCTGCGGCGGTTTCTTTTGAGGAAGTGATGGAAAATCATCCAATTGCATTTTATTTACTTGCTGTTCAAGATGTTTTACCGATGCCTTTGGCTCAAACGAAGTACCCTTTGGCTCAAACGAAGTACCCTTTGGCTCAAATATAGATCGTTTCTCATGATATGCCTTTGGCTCAAATGAAGTACCCTTTGGCTCATAGGGCGCCTTTGGCTCATAGGGCGCCTTTGGCTCATAGGGCGCCTTTGGCTCAGACCTTGAATCAAAGGAATTATTCCGCGGTCTAACATTGGAATCTCGTGCCCATCGATTTGATGCATTTGCAGCATTTGTAACAGTTGATGAAGGCTCAGACCAAAAAAGTTCTTGGTCTTTTTCTTTTTTGAATGGCGGAACGTATTTTGCCATTTCTAATTACCTATTTTATGAATTGCTTGTTTAAGTTATTTACATATATACATACATTTAAATGCAACTACATAGAATTCATTGCAACTATTTCTTCTAATTTTTTAATTTCTCTTCGTTTATCTTCAATATGATGATATGTTGTGCGTAGTGTTTGTTCATGTTTCTTTATCAATTCTTCCGCATACTCGTGCAAGTTTATTATTTGCATCTTATTTTTCTCCAATTGTTTGACTGCATTTATGTGTAAATGCTTCTTTTTCATAAATGGAACAACTGTATCTTTAATCAATTCATACAACGGTAGATATGTTTGCATGATTTCTTCACATATTACCTTTCGTGTATCATAAGGAGTGGTATATTCAAAATGCATAAATATACCACTAATAGAATATTCACTCAGTGTTAGTTCAATTCCACCATGATATCGTACTGACTTCAATGGAGTCGAAGTAGACATTTGTGGATATTTTTTAAGACATTTAACTACATTATTAAATGTATGAATAATTTCATCTGTTATAGTGACATTTGCCTCTACCATCATTTCATATACATGACGTATCCAACGAGTAGATATAATTGATGGCCGTTTTGTTGGAATATCCATTTTGAGTGCTACTTTGGTTTTATTTGCTTTGCTTTTCTTTGGTTTTGTTTCTTCGACTGCTTCGACTGCTTCGACTGCTGCTACTTCTGCTGCTTCAACTTCTGCTTCTGCTGCTTCTGCTTTTGCTTCTGCTTCGACTGCTGCTACTTCTGCTGCTTCAACTTCTGCTTCTGCTTCCATCAGATCCGTTGGATCCGCCATTTTCTTCTCTTTCATACGTTTCTTTTCGGTTGTAATTTCAATTTCAGTTGCGCCAATTGATTGTTTCCACTCTTCCACCGTTGCATATTTAGTTCCCGCATGAGGACCTTTTACTTCTAGAACTTCATTATCCAACTGAATGGCTGTATAATGCAAATAAGCATTAACGTGATAGCGATACATAGTATACGTGGACTTTTGCTTCAAGGAAAGTTGTTGATTGTGTTCTTCAAGCGACATAGCCATTGTTAGAAGCTTTACCTGTTTCTATCAAAAATATTGTTTCAATTTTTTATTTTTGTATATTTTTTATTGGACTACTCCCAATAACGGATATTACTCGTAATCGCGAATTGCAATCCCCACTGGAAATCGCAATAATCCTTCATCCGTTTTCTCTTGATATCGCACAGTCAACATTCTTCCTACATAATCTTCCCCAGTCTTAAACAATTCCTGTCGTTCCTCACGTGTTCCTCTTGGTCTGCATGCAAATGTCTTTTTATCTACCATACAGATCCAAACCACACAACCCGCATCCAATCCTTCGCCCTCTTTATATCCCACAATTTCACATTCCATATCAAAGAACTCCTTGTATTTCTGTAAATGTACTGAACGATTGTTGGCATATACCCCTGCTTTATTACGCAACATAATACCCTCAAAGTTCGTCTCAACATATTCAGCGTGTTTTTCTTTCATTTCCTCTTGCGATTCACATAATTCTGTCTTAACCAGAATAAGATGTTTGAACTTATTCTGTTTAAATAATGTTGTAAGCCGCACATAACGATTCTCAAAAGTGTCTTTTGCAATCATATCATATACGTGAAATTTAATCTCAGTCTGTTTCGGTTGAACTGTTTCATTCTTAACAATGCCCACAATTTCCTGAAATGTTAACGTAGTAGAGTAAAGTTCACCGTCTAAGATAATGTTAGAAAGTTTGTCAATCTCTTGACGTATATGCTCCAAATGAGGATATGCCTTCAAGTTGCGCGAGAAAAGTCCTCTTTGCGGCATAGCTACCATACGTGTTCCATCCAACTTCGGTTGAATATAGCACGGAAATGCAATGCTCTTGCCGCGCTTGTTATAATCATGTGCCAACATGGGAGATGGAACATCATGATCTACCGCTGCTGCACGCGATTCTTTCCGTTCTTCTTTATCATTATCATGCTTAGGATTAAACTTCTCATCTCGTTTCTTCTGCCACAAACTCTGCGCTTCAGAAATTGCCTGTTGTAATGGAGTCGTTTCGTTCTTCTTTCCAATATTCTTTCCTTGTGTAATGGGTTTGTCAGCTACTTGGATTTTACCACCTTCATATCCATGACTTGTACGAATGATTGGACCATCAATTACTTCAACAGACCATTGTTTGATCTTACCATTGATTGCTGTTCCAAAAAGTGTAGGAAAATGTGCCATTGTTAATATAAGCAGTTTAATTGTTTATATTAAGATTGTAGATTTCAATTTTTTATAAAAGATTATCAATAATTGCCATTTTTGTATTTATTATATGAAGCTTGTTGTAATGCTTGTTGTAATGCTTGCTTTTTAAATTCTTCCATTTGGTTAAATGCATTAGTATCTTCTTCAAAAATACTATGTATTTTACTAAGATATATATCTAATGTTGGACTAAATATTGCAATCCAATCAGATTTTGTAAAATATATCTCTTTTTCTCTTACAGGCTTAATTCCTAATTTATATAATGCTGCATTTAATATTACCTTTGCAAATCCTGCAGACCCTCTAAAAAATGGACATGCAATTGCTAATAACCAATGAAGACAATAACATAATTTTATTCTATCTGTTAAATCATAACGTGTATCTGATATAATTAACCAAATTGTTGATACAATACTCATTATTATATTGATATTGTCATATTCTGTATGATATAAAACTAATGAATGTATTTTTCCATCATTAAGTTTATATATTTCTTTTACATCTTCACGTACAGATACATTAATATACGACGTTTCAATTTTGGCACCATCTAATGGATTTGTAATATATATTGGAATTAGTTTTAATGGATGTGCAATTAGATTCAATGAAACTGTATTTTTATATAGTGTTTTATTTCGCATAGTATTTGTTAATTTAATACCAGCTACGTTTGGAGAAAATTTAAAACAAGATTTACATCTTTCTGATCTACTTTTTCTATTTGTTATATTATACTTCTTTGTTATATTAAAATTTTTTATCCCTTTAATGTTATTAAAGTTTAATTTAGATATATTAGATTCTTGGTTTGTGCATTTTGCATTGTTTTTTTTACAATTTGTAATAAATGAAGAATTATTAGGATTAGATTCTAAAATAGAATCTAAACTATTAATAAATATATCTGATAAATTTGGATATTCAAAATCTGATATATATGTACTTATTCCTATGTTACGTAGTTTATAATAATTTTTTTCTCTTTTTTTTTGCTGTCTTTCAACTTGCATTACATATAGTTCCTGCATTAATTCACTTAATTGTGTAATATTAAATGTATCATAGCTACTAATCCTAAAACTTGCATAATTCATAAATTGTTCATAAATTTGTTGTTGAGTGGGTTGATTGGATTGACGTACATTTGCTGCCATACTACTTAATTACACATTAATTAATCACCTCCGTTGTATAATTGTATAGGGCTAATTCCATATATTGTTCCTTCGTCTTCAAATGATGAAATGTAATTGCATCTGTAATTCGATCCTTGTCAGATTCATAATTTTCAGGATGAAAATTACGATTATCAAGTTCAAATATAATACGATCTTGTTTTTGTGCATCTTTTTTAATATCAAGTAACCATTTACCTACACAAATATCAGAGCACCAGTGAATAATAGGATTCGGACAGATACGCACATAGGTACATACTTTTTTATACAGAGTCTTCGATAATACAGTTCCAGCCCCACCACTCGTATAGCGAAATAGCTCCTTATCTACATGGTCTAAAATACATCCCATAGAAATGAGTAGATTTGATGAATAATTTGCTAAGAGTCTCTTAAGACGATCATGAAATACATACGTGTCATCATCGATTAATATGTACCAGTCATAATCTAAATCCAGATTCTTAAAGAAATCCATAGTTTTATATGGCAATGCATGATAATCATCCGATGCACCCCATGAATACAAACGCTGCTCTTGATCCATCTTATGCCCTAAATAATAAATGTCTTCTGGCTTGACATTCAAAAGTGAAGTCTCCTTCTGCCATTTCACACGCGTATCAAAATATTTATGACACGTGAGAATGACATATGCAATTCGCATTTTCTTAAAATTGTTTTAAATTCTTTATGTTTGTTTTACATACGTGGTAGAATTTGAGTATGAAACTGACGATCAAAGTAATCAATAGATCGACCAAAATTTGCACTCGGATGAAATGCAATGGATCGCCTCTGTTTAATATATGTCATCGCATCCAATGCATGTATCCCATTTAATACAATTAGAAAGAATGCCACACATGCAGCTGATCTCTGCATTCCTGCCATACAATGTATCAAAATAGTATGACCTTTATTGTATTCTGTCATAATTTTATGGGCAATCTCTGCTGCCCATAGTTCTAGATTTCGTATTTCGGCTTCCTGTAAATTATCATCCACAGGCACTCTAAACTTGATCGGTATCGAGTAAGAAAAAGGAAGGTCTTTTGTACAATTAAATACAACCTTGATATTGTTTTTACGAATAAAGTCTTCATTAGTTGATGATCGGATATTACCGAGCCATATTCGGGGAATGATTTCATCAGCATCATTGCGATGTGGCATATCTATCACATCAATATATCAATATTTCATCAGATAAGTCGCATAAAAAGATTAGATGCTTTCCTTCATTGCAACTAAAATCTCTCGGAGCAATTAAAGACCAATTCACTTTATTCTGAATAACTCCCACTTCACATAATACATAAGTAGCCAATGCTGAACACCAAAATGTATTTGTATGTTTAAAATAGTCCTGTTCTGGAAATGGGCAATCTATATTATATTCCGCACAGAGCCAATCATATAAATTAAGATCATATGGTTTATCATGGACTTGATTATGGACTTTTATAAATTTCTTGTAAAAATCTTCTGTACGCTGACAAGAAACATGACGCACATAGACTGACCCTTTTGAATACTTCTTTAGAACATCATCTAAATGATGCAGTGTGACACCATTTTTCAACTTATTATCTTCTACATCAAATTCGTTTGATACAATAGATTCTAATACATAAATACCATCTTCTATTCCAGGATTTATAAATTTAGGATTTCTTACAATAACACCTACATGACTATATCGACTTTGTCCAAAATATTCAAGCATACATGATATAATTCCTGTTCCTCTAAAGAGAATAATATCACCTGTCTGGAGCGATGCTTCATGTACTGCTGATAATAGTGATACTTCATTGACTTGTTTTTGTTCATAGTTTATGGCTAATTCAGATACTTCTGATATAACGGGTTCTACAGGTACTGAAGGTACAACGAGTACTTTAGGAATTGATTCATTTAATCTAGCATCGGTGGCGAACATCCTATCAATGGTATAGAAAAAATTGAAAGAGATTTAAAATATAATAAATAATAGAAGTATGCCGCTAACACGTCATTTCTACGATTCAGATGATGTTATTGCAGCGCTGTATTACAGCTCTTCACGGCGGGATACCAAAGAAACCCAATTCTGGTGCACCGAACTTTTATTGAGTGGATACAGTAGTGAAGCCATTTCTGTGTTATTTGAATCATGGTTATTACAACGTGGGCCATTCTATTTACGATGGCTTATCAATGCGGATATACTCACAAAAGATAATGTAACAGAAGATGCAATACTTAAGGCAGCAGTAGAGCTGAGTTCTTATGCAGAATGGGATAATTCACTTTGGTCTATACTTTGCAGCAAACAACCAGCTGACAGAGTCACGCCTAAAACACCTCCTTGGGTTTCAAATTGTAGCGAACAAGTGTTATATTTGTATCGTGCAATGTATCAAGGGAAAGGAAGAAGTGCATGGCTAATGGCTCAACAAATACAAGATGTATGGCCGATTCTTAAAGAATATGGTCGACATCTTTCTCCAGATTATGAAGCATGCTTTACTATTTTAGAAAAGTATGAAGATCTTCTTGGATATCGTTCTGCTTCGTATTCCAATGCAATAAAATGCTGTGCTGTATTAATGTTATGCCTTTCTAAAGAAAAAATAGAACAAAGTTTTAAAATACGCCAAATATCTTTTACATCATTACAAATACCTATTGGAAGAAAGGCTGCACGATTATATTATATTCCATCTGTTATATCAGGACATCTTATTTCACAACTGCATGATATTGAAAAAGGCATAAAAGGATGCCCATTCTGGGATGATTCCTTAACTGAAAAAAATACAGATGTGTTCTATAATACATACTTTCCAGATGATATTCCAGATGAATGGACCGCAAAAGAGAAAGAAAAATCACATCGTATCCATAAAGTTGAATCTACAATGATACAACGTTATGCACTTACAAAACCATGTCGGCTTAATTGGAATATTCGACTAAATATAAAAAACGGGCATCCTTTTGATGGTTTGGATGCAATAGATGTATTAGAGCCTTATAAAATAAATACACGCCCTATTATTCGAAAATATTTAGCACATTGATCTGCCAATTATCGCACATGCAATTCGTGCACCAGAATGTCCCGTTATTTTTGAATCTTCAAACCCACCTTTCCCCAAATCATCTGCATCTGCATGAATAATTAACGAACGCCCTAGTAAATCTTTGACAGAACTTTTAACAGTGTATGTTTTTTTACAGTGTTTCTTTATAATTTGGACATTTCCAAGATCTCCTGTATGACGCTCTTTGGACTTATATGAACCGTGCACATGCTTTCCTACATCATAATGTTCACATAGTCCATTGCATCCTTCACCGCGAAGATCGCCTGCTTTATGAATATGAAATCCATGCTTTCCTTTTGGTAATTTAGTAAAAATAGCGTTTATTTTAACACCTTTTATAGAATTAGAAATAACAACTTCTCCTTCTACTTGAGGCGTTTTAAAGACTGCAACCCCTTTAATGTTTTGCTGATTGCGTCTAGTACTCCGTCTAATCTTCATCTGATATCGTATAGATTTTAATTTTTTGTTTTTCATGATTTATCTTACCTGCAATAGTGTCATTTGAATAATATAAGTTGGTATCTGACTCTTTCATCCAAATTGGAGGAAGCATGTCTATATCTTTTATTTTTTGAATATTTATTGCATCATCTATTAATACCAATGATCGATTAAACTGATGTTCTGCACAGAATATTGTATTTAATATAGGTCTTCTACAGAATACTGTAAATTCTCCATTCTGTACATGAGCTTGACACAATCCTTCTTGTACTTCTTGTAAAAGAACTTTTATGGAATCTGCCGAGGGCATAACACGTTTCTGTAATTCTTTTGCAGGAACATGTAATCTATTTGCTAATTCCTCGATATATTTCTTACTTTGTGCTAGTAAAACTGCTTCTAAACTCTCCCAAAGAATTCGTGGGATTTTATATTCAAGATGACTCATTTTATCTTACAAGTAGATGATGTCCTACACACTTTAAAATAACTTTTCAATTTTATCTGAATCTTTTTGATGTGTATCTTTGACGTGTATGTTTTTTCTTATATTGTCTTGATGGTTTGGAGTGTTTGGAGCGTTTATAGCGTTTAGAAGTATACTTAAATGGACCTTTATATGATTTTGAACCTTTAGAAGTCCTTTTACTGCCTTTACTGCCACGTCTATAAGTGCGACTAAAATGTTTAGGTCTATAATGTCTATATGTATATAGTTTAGATTTCTTTGGTACTTTTAATGATATATATGATTGTGGTGATTGTTCTGATTCTAATTCATTCTGTATTTCATTCTCTAATTCCTTCTCAAAATTATTATACAATTGATTTTCAAAAGATTTCTTTATAGATGTAGTTGAATCAGTTAATTTCAAGAAGAAATGTACAATTTCTTTTTTAATTGTAGAATGTGATAATTCAAAAAAATATAAATGAATATACCATTTTGTTTTATCATGTATATCAGGACGATTACATAAAATAAAATTAACTTTACCCTGAATCTCATTATTGCTCATTAAAGTAAGGTCAGGATGATCTTTTCCACCATAATTAAAAATAGGTTCTAATTCCTCTGCCTTAATCAATTCCGTTAATTCTTGCTGCTCTTTTTCTTGTAGTTTAAATCGATTTGTTTTACGGGTCTGTTGCTCTACGCGATTTGAATTAATTAATCGTTCAGGATTTGGTATTTTTATATTTTCAGTTTTCAATGGATCAGTAATAGATATTTCATATTCTAGAGATTTATCTTCTGGCTCTTCTTTGACTGACTCTACAGAATTAATAGGCTCTTCTTTGACTGACTCTACAGAATTAATAGGCTCTTCTTTGACTGACTCTACAGAATTAATAGGCTCTTCTTTGACTGACTCTACAGAATTAATAGGCTCTTCTTTGACTGACTCTACAGAAT